AATTTTTAGAAAGAATACTTGGCACCTAGCTTAGTACCATAAGAGTTGTCTGCAGTCTCATCAGTTTTGAATGAGATCTCTCCATATACACCGAGCTTCTCTGATGCTGCTACGGAACCTCCGAGCTTACCTGAGAAGTCTGTGCTACCATCTGCGCCATCGGCTGCGGTGAATGCAGGACCACCTTGAATGTAGTATCCAAGTGAACCTACATCTCCTTCATACCCTACGTGTAGGTCGGTAGTTCTGGAGGTATAATCGTTACCTGTATAAGATGCGTTTGACTCGGCATTAACATAGACGCCAGCCATTGCAGGAGCTGAAGCAGAGAGTGCCGCTAGGGCTAGTGCAATTGATTTCATGATTAATTACTTAGAAGTTTTAGTGTACTCTACACCACGATACGAAAGTTTTACAGTCATTGTAATTCTCCAGTACCACAGCCCCGTTCCATGCTGTGATCGTCATGCGTCCCAGAAGGGATGAACGGACGTAGTGTGTTATTTACCCTTTTTAGGTGGGCGACCTTTTTTGGTACCGTATGTACCTTTACCTTTAGGCATGTCTAGAAGATACCTGGGATTAATTGCCCAGTAGTTAAGTAGGAACCAAGAGCTGCAACGAATCCAATCATTGCTAGGCGACCATTTAGATTTTCTGCATCTGTAAAATAGTCGGTGTCCATTACTCGTACTTGTGGTTCAGTTGCAAATTTGTTATCAGGCATGATAAAAAAACTTAAGATATACTGGGCGGGTACGATTGTTTCGGGCCGCCACTATATCAAATACCCTTCCAGATTTCTACTGCTTCTTTAAGGATTTTTATTTTCTTAGTACCTGTAGTACCTTTTGATGACTTTACTTTAGCATCAAATGCACCGTGGCTTTTTTTTAAAGGATCTTTTACCATCAGTTAACTCCTAGTCTTTTTTTAATTTTTTCATACTCAGTCTCAGTGATAGCACCAAGATTAAGTAATTGTTTAGCCTCTTGGAGACGTTTGTTTTTAATACCTGTAGCAGCCTTGTTAATCATACCACTACCTAGAGGTACATCCCCAGGTTGTACTGCTTTCTTTTTTCCCATTAGAGTTTTAGATTAGAGGCTTCAAGTTTTCTACGTACATCATCACGGTAAGCTTCATCTCGATCATATTGAGGACTCTCCATATCCCGAACGACCTCTGCCATGCTTCTATACGTTTGTGTTTTAGCAGCTTTCCCTGTTATAAGGGAGGCATCACGCCCAACTGCATCTTCATATTGTCCCATAAGTGCTTTTACTGCAAAATGTACTGCGGCTTTATTGCCTGTCTCGACAACTTCATCAAAGTTTTTACAAGTTTCTTCAGGTAAATTTTCGGTAGCCCAATCCATAAGTTTAGTGTAACCGTCATCTCCACCAGCTAAGTTTTTAACACCTTGTATATCTGCTTCACTAAGAGAATCAACTTGAGTAGTCTCAGCATCGTCAAAGAAACCTTGTTCTTTTCTAACACCATCTAGATAGGTATTTACCATCTCTTTACTCAAGCCAGCTTTCTCTAAGCTTCCATACATATCATCAGATAAAGTACCACCATTCTCCATGAAATACTCATTCATTTTAAATGGATCTATCTCATTATTCTTAAAGATACCAGAGATTTGTTCACCATAAAACTCATTAGCAGTTTCATAGTTAACCGCACCGTCTTCAGTATAATAATTAGGAGCAGGAGTGTCAGCTTCTGGTTCACTACCTTCTTCTCTTGCTAATCCTTTTTCTTGATCACCTAGTTTCTTTTGGAGTTCAAGATAAGCAGCTTCTAAATCTTCAGGTTTCCGATACTTACCAGCAAGTAAATTCTCTTGCTCTTCTATCATCTTCTCCCCGATCTCTAGAGTTTCTGCATCTCTAGCATCAGCTTGTTCGACCAATACAGCATCATCTGTAGGATCGTATGTATAAGTTTCTGTTGTAGGCATAGTGCTATTCTTCTGGTGGTTCCTGTTGCATTTGAGGGGCTACTGCACTAACAGCTTCAATTGCTTCAGGGTTTTTAGATGGGTCTAGCATTGGAGAGTTCGCTAATTGACCAGCTTGATCAGTTAATGACTGCATCTGAGCCATCTGCATCTGCTGTTCTTTATCAGCGTTCATCTCATCAACACTCTTAATAAGGTTTAGTATATCAATACCCTGAGATGCTGCTAATCGTTTGATAGCTTCATCAGGATTCATGTATGTAGCTAAAGCCTCTGGTCCCATTGTCTGTGCAATGGTTGTTATAAATTGTACTAATGCATCTCTATCTTGACCTCTTCCTAAAGCATTAATACCAGCAACAATAGTTGGTCTGACTAAACCTTTAGGTAAAGAAGGTATTTGTTTAGATTTAGTAAGTGAATGCATCTTACGATTTAGATATGGTATTAGAAACTCTGATGTTAGTAATGAGAATAAGCCACCTAACTGTTGTTCTAATTCCATCTGTGTCATACGAACTTCCTCTGCTGTTGTGCGTTCGGAGTCTCTGACATTCATTATCAAGAAAGCTTCTGCAAGCCTCTTCTCTAATGTATTTACTAATTGATAAGCTGTCTGAAAATCTGCACCTTTACCTACTTGTATAACTCCTACATCATCAGGTCTACCTTGAATGATAGCACCGTTACCAGCGTTAGCTAACGATGATGGTTTGGTTATACTAGAAGGTGATACAGTAAAGACAACCTTAGCTGCTGCTGCTGATCCTTCAACAAGAGCTTGCATTAAAGCTTCTAAGGATTTCAGATCACCTAAAAACTCTTCAACTCTAGATCTTCCATAGTCTTCACCATCTACAGTTACAAAACGTAGTGGTAAGAATGGACTCTTATCTTTTGGAGCCTTGCCATCAGTACCAGGAATAACTATATCATGTGTTTCCTGCCACCATAACCAACCTTTTGGTGTATGTTTTATACGAGTATAAACATCACAATCTTTATCAGAATTGTTTGACCCATCATCCACTACGGATTCTGGACCTTGGAGTTTAGGTAACTCCATACCTTTAGGTAAAAGATCTCTGCTTATCTTTTCTTTAGTTACTATCTCACAAACATTTCCGTTACCATCTCTTTCCACCACGTATCTGTTTAGAGGGTACATTTTCATACCTTCATTACCCATATATAACAAGGCATTACCAGTTACAACGAGGTGTTTTATTGCTGAAAAGATTTGAACACGATCAGTAGAAGCAGCTATGCTTTCCATAATCATACGTTCAATCTTAGCAAAACTTAAATCTAATTCACTCTTAACTTCAGGTGGTGTATCTTCACCTAATTTAGAATCATCTAATTGTAGTTTGAAGAAACTTGTAGAAGGAGGGAGGAGTCCTAGCATTAGTTTTGAAGCTAACGTTACAACTCCTTTGGCTCCAATTGATTGCCAAGGTGTAGTGAATTGACCATACGCAGGAGGTTTTTCACTCCTCATTAATAACGTAGGTATTGTCAGTTCTGCACATGTGTATGCAACATTAAGAAATTGTTCACGGTCAGTTGATAGTACATTGTATCTCTGACGTGCGCTTTGCATTAGTTACTACCTGTTCCTGTGTTAACACCTTGTTGACCAGAAGTTGTTCCAGTATTAACTCCACCTTTATCTGGTTTTGAAGTCTGTAATTGGCTCGTACCTTTTGATTTGTTCTTCTGTTGAACTTTCTTGGAGCTAACCTTAGCTTTTTTCTTTGACTCATCCTCACTTACTGGAGTTGGAGTAGGTGTTGTTGGCATTTCAGTTGGTGCTGACTGTACCTGTTGAGCAACTGGTGGTGGTGTAGGGGCTTTTTGAACTGGAGGAGGTGTAGGTTGTCTTTGTCTTTTAAATGGATTACCGCACATAATTAATCATCCGATAAGTGTTGTTTTAATAGTCTTATTATAGAGATCTGACCCGCCCGAAAGGCGATCTCCTTATCGGAGAGTGTGTGGTCAGGGTATTTATCTGGAAACTGCTGGTCAAGATCTTGGAGTAAGCGGTGTAGATCTCCCCAGTTAAGCGTACTTTGGGAGGTTTGTATTTGCATGTTCAAAAAAGGCTGGCATACGGCCACGCTTGGTCTCAGAAAGCTCTGGGGCTTTCCCTTCGTACATTAACCGATCACTAGAATCGGTCCAAAATTTTCTATCTAAATATCTGTCGGTAGTATTTCTACCTAGTGGCTGCATTATCCAATGAATAGTTGCCTTCCTAAGACGATCCAAAGAAGGAGAAGGGCGAAGACCCAGCTCTGCACATACAAGACTATTACATCCGACGTGTACCTGTTCGTCTCTTGAGATATCCATTGAAACCGTTCGTAAAGCAGCATCGCCATTAAACCGAAAGAAAGGCAATAGAACAAAGAATATAGCTCGTTCTGCGACAAGTGCCTTAAGAAGGGTATGGTCGGGATGTTCCATCCATGCATCACGTAATTTTAGTGCTTCGTTTTCTGCTTTTTCATCTGTGCCCATAGCATTTACTACATAGCCGAGAGCCAGATCATGTTTTATTTCATCTTTTACATTTGATTCTAGGAGATTCCTCGCAGATACGGGAACCTCCTTATCAAGTGCTTCTGTAATGAAGTCACCAACAGGTAACTCCATGTGCCGTATTGAGAGAGCACGGAAGATGGCTTCTTCAGCTCCCTCTCGTAGTTTTCCTGCAGTAGTTTGTACTGGGGTCCACGTTCTTTTACGTGCATATAACTTATCATAAGGTGTTGTTTTCATTCTTGACAATCACAGGTAGGGGAATCATTGTTGATTATACCCTCCAAATACTCGTTGACATCCGCTTCATCTATAGCTGCGTAAGCTGAAGATTTATCTTGAACATCCCCCATAACTTGAAGACTATAATATAGTGATGTTTGGGGGCTAGCCAGCCACTCTTCCACGAACGCATTGTCGTATTCTACAACATCACTCCAAGAGTTAAAGCTGTAGCCGTGAAGAAGTCCCGTACTGTTGAGTATTATCATTATGCCGTCTGCTACACGTTTATATACGTCCCAGCCAACTTCCGAGGCGATCTCAACTTCGCCATAGTTGTAACTCTGGACACCAAAGGTGCCAGAATCCCTATCAATACTTCTACTAATAGGTGGTGCTATTTCTGGACAACAGGTGTACCCATCGCTATCCTTGCTACGATAAGAACAGCTTGCGGTAGGTGCTATAGCAAATGCTCGGTTCATGTTAGCATTCTTTGCTACAAATGCAGCATTACCTATAGCTTGTTTTAATTCAAATACAAGATGGTCAGCCTTTGTATTCTTAGTTTTATTTTCTAAAGCGTCTGCTAATTGAGCATACGTTATTCCTTCTCGTCTGAGAAGATTGGCCAATCCAAGCATTCCGAGCCCGACTTGCCTATCTGTCTCCGAGGGTAAGTACTCTCCAGACCTTCCAACACCTGTTCGGCTATGGAGATCGCACAACGAGGACATACCTTGAGTGAAGCCCTTTTGTAAAGTGTCGATAGCACAGGCACCGAGATTGATATGCTGGAGCAAGCACGTTCCTCGTGAGGGCAGGTAAACTTCAAGACACACGTTGCCGTAGATCCTGGAACCTCCCACGTCATATTTGATTTTGTTGAGCCAGATATCTCCTGATCTGATTCCATAGATTAGTGCCTCCTTGGTGTTGTTATCTGCGTTGAGCCATTTTTCTTCATCAAGATTAACGCATCTCTTGACCCACGATAACTCTGATCGGGTAGCAGTAATGAACTCAATAACATCAGGATGGTCAAGATCCAAATGTAAAACGCAAGCTCCGTTTTTGTAATGCCCACCCCGTCTAATAATTTCATTTAGTGATGAGTAGATTTTACCGAACGATACTGGGCCAGAAGCTGTAAGACCTTTTCCATTCTCTGTGCCTTTGGCTCTGAGCTTAGATAGGTGGACAGCAACTCCTGCTCCAAATCGGAGAGCGTGGCTAACGAATCTCCATGACGCTTCGATACCATTATCACCCTCCATTGTGTCTTCAACGACAAACACGGTGCATGATACTGGCAAGCGTCCTTCTGGATTATCCATCCAGTTTTGTACTCGGCCTGTCCGAGCGATCAAACTTGTAGTCATTAGATTAAATCTGTTAAAGTTGGTGGTGCATAGTTTGGTCCTTTAAGAACTTTACCATCTTCTCGATAGATTGGTTTACCGTCCTCATCGAGCTTGGACATATTACTTTCATGGACACGGTGTAAAGCTTCATCTAAATTCCAGCCCATATTCTCAGCATACTGATAACAAACATAAACTAAGTCAGCTAATTCTTTTAAACAATCAGATTTAACCCCAAAACTGTCTCGCCATAACTCCCCATCAGCTTCAAGGAACTCTTTAAATTCCTCAACAATTAAGTTTTTCTGCTTAGTCTGCGGTGCCCGACCTGTTGAGTTGCCAATCGAGTACGTTGTCCTGAATTCCTTGGCTTGGCTGCTCAGGAATGTATGGTGGATGTCTGGTGTGATTGTTAGCGACATGTTCTAGTTCGTTAGTTAGATAGTGGATAGCTTTTGTTAGATCCTCAATGTGATCTGTTTTGTGACCAGCTCGGCAGATGTATTTAACTGCATTGCCTAAATGGTAATTTAGTTGTTGATCTCGGATGAAATCCCAGACCTCTATGGAACCCCTATTGTAATACTGGGGTCCATAAGATTGGTTTTTGACGGTCATAGTCATAGTCAGTGTGTTGTAGGATTTTAGCTAATCGTGCATTAAGTAGAGCGTCGTCGTCTGATAACCCTCTTTCTTTATAAGCTTTACAAATAGCTTCCCACTTATTTTCATTTGTATTGATTAGATTAGATGCACGTTTCACCCCTATTCCTGGGCAACCTGCGTAACCATCTGTAGGATCACCAGCTAAACTTTGTATAAGATGCCAATCATCACCTTCTTCTTTTGTAATCTCTTCAACCTCATCCGTAAGATTCCATAGAACCCCAGGAATTTGTTTCATGTCTTTGTCAGGACTTACTATGACATTATCTGAGCTTGCGTACTTAGGGTTGGTCGCATCAATACCAATAGCATCGTCTGCTTCTAATCCTTTACGGCATACAAAGTTATAATTATCTCGGCAATAATTTACCAATCTTCTATAACCTAGAGGCTTACGCTTATTTCGATGACCTTTATAATCAGGATAAATTTTCTTCCTAAAATTTTCAGTACTTGAAAAATATAGAATGATGTCATTTTCCATCATAGTAGTCATGACTTTTTTTAATTCACGCTCAAATATAGTAAGGACTTGACTAAAGTTGCTTTGAGCAACAATCACGTCATTACCAAAATCAATCCCCTCCTCACAAGCTTGAGCTGCTTTATACGCTAGGAAGTCGCAATCAATTAATAACATTTAATGTACCTCTGCCCAATTGTCACCGATATTTGCATCAGCTTCTATAGGCAGTCTAGTTTTATAATACTCACCAGTTTCAATAGCAGATAGTTTACAAGCAAAAGCAACATCCTCAGCTGATGATAGTGGAACACCTAGAACCTGCTCATCATGCACAAAGGCATACCTTTCATGTTTGATGCTTTTTAGTTTTTCATTAGTAAGAAGTAACCACCGCTTTGCTATAACAGCAGCTGATCCTTGTAATAAAAAGTTTAAACTCTTATGTCCTTTATCAACATGGATGTTACGTCCGTCTATGGCACGAATCGAGCCACTTTCAGACACTTTCTTGGTAGCCTTGACTAGATCTTCTAGACCAGGAATGGCTTCCATATAAGCTTTTCTAATTTCAGACCCCTTCTTCTTAGCAGCTTCAGGGGATAATAGGTTGTCATAGGATAAGCCTAATTTCTGATTCCCAGCTCCATAGAGAAAGGCATACGAAATTGTCTTAACTTGCCTACGGGTGACACCGATTTTGTCTGCATTTTCTTGATGAATATCCCCATTAAGTAAAACTTCTGCATATCTACCCCCATCGTAACGGGCGAGATAATGTGCAAATAGTCTTAACTCTATTCCAGCAAGGTCACTGTCAACCAGTTTCCAGCCAGGTTTTGTAATAAATAACTCACGACAATCCTTATCACTACTGACTTGTGCCAGATTAGGGGTTGCGTGGGCCATTCTATGTGTGGCAGCTCCTATAAAGCAGGAGTGGTGAAGTCTGCCATCCTTGACCAACTTCAACCATGCGTTATTCCCTTGGGATAACATTCCGAGTTTCTTTTGTGTATTCAGAATCTCGACAAATAATAACGCTTCCTTAGTACCTATTTCTTTTAAAACAGTTTCATCAATAACTGCTTTTCCTGTGGGTGTCAGCTTGTTAGGTTTCCAGCCTTGGAAAGTTTTAAACCACCAAGCTATATGCTCACGGCTGCTAGGGTTAAACTCTTTAAGGCGTTGCATCTCACAACCACCAAAGTACCCTTGTTTTTTATTATCACGTTTTGGTGTAAACGTGTTGCCAGGAACAAACGTACAAA